TCTTAACTTACCTCATGATGAAAAACCCTAAGATTAGATTCAATTCTGTTAACGACATGGCTATTAGCATTTGCGAGCTATCTCTATCTTTTGTGGAGATTGGTTATGAGTGCTTTGTGGAGAAATCCCTACAGCCAGTGTTGTGTAGAGATCGCCATTGTAGAAACTGGATCATGGAATACCAAGAACTAGTCAAACAAATTGAGAGGGCACCCGTTAATCCAGATTTTAATCCGGATGAAACTCTTGGTGCAGTTGATAGTCTGTTGTCACGGGGTGTTCACCTCATGTCCAATAAGAATAATCTTCTTAAAATGTTCTGGCAAGATCTTTCAGCAAAGAGATCTTCTCTTTTGGCATCATATTCGATTGCCAATACGAGAAAACCTCCTTTCTCTCTGTTGATTTATGGACCTCCGGGAATAGGAAAAACAACTATTATGAATGTCTTAGCTACATTTTACCACCGTTGTGTGGTGGATTGTGGTGTTTATCCTGATCTCAAATTTGATCCTCAGAAGAATATCTACACCCGTAACCCTGATGATGAATATTTTAGTGGGTATAATGGTGCTATGCATGATACAATTTTTATAGATGATATTGCTAAAGAATCGCCTAATCAAATTAAGAATGGTATGAAATCCTCATTGAAGGACGTCATTACCATCGTGAATTCTGTTGGCGTTTGCACCAATCAAGCTGAATTATCAAAGAAAGGAACGGTACCTCTCTTACCCAAGCTGGTTATAGCTTCTACTAATACTAAGAATCTGAATGCTCATTTAGCAGTTTCAGAGCCGACAGCTTTGCTTCGGCGTTTTCCTTTGATCATTACTCCTCATTTAAAAGAGGAATATTTGGACAAGGAAACTGGGACTATGAAAAAACTGGATGAGTTAGTTCATGATGCCTGGACGTTTACTGTTGAACGGTATAAAATTCAACCAGGTATTGATGGTTCAAAGTACAATGTCGTGGGAGTTTACACCACCATTTTTGAGTCCTGCTCAATGGGTGAGTTGCAGAGTTTCCTGTACTCAGAAATCCAGCGGCACGAGAAATCGTCCGAAGTGATGATGCAGGGTATGGATACCTCTGATGAGGTGTTGTGTGATCACAAGTGTTTGACACGATATTGTCAGCAGTGTAACCTGCAAATGGTTCCACAAGCTGGTATTCGTGACTTCTTCTTTCCCCCGCCTCTTTCATATTCTCAGAGAGTTAAAGCTGCACTATTATATGCAGCTGTTCGATACGCACCATATTCCGTTTATCAACGGATAGTGGCGTGTTTCAATCCTTCCTCTAAGGAGATGATGGCAGCGGCTGCTCATCGATACCGAGATAGTGTGCCTTCAAAAGCACGCTTAGCACAGTATGCTTTCTTTTCTCTTTTATCATATTCCTTTCTAATTTTCTTTGCAAATATGATAGGAAACATTTTAGGTGAGAAGTTAGTACCTCAGTCAAAGGTTGAGAAGAGCAACATTTGGGTAGACTCAGATTTCAAGAAGAATGATGATTTTTCCCTGCCCATTAGGGCAAAGCGAGGGAATTTAGAGGAGCTTAAAAACTCTGTTATAAGATCTCTTGTTCGTCTGACTGTTCAGAACGGTGCCTCCAATGGGGAGGTTACGGCCTTCTATATAGGAGAAAGCTGTTTTGTTACAGTTGGTCATATTTTTAGACCTCAACGTGAGTGGAAGTGTGCTGTCACATTTGGTCGCCGTCAAGGAGGTGCTAATCCAGTGTACCCATTTATTTTACATGAATCACAGGTGAAGCGTCTTCCTAATGATTTGGTGATCTTTCAATCTAATGCCATTGTTCCGAGGAAGAGTCTATACGAATTTTTACCTGAAAAGGTGGACACGTGTGGACGTGATTGTATTTCACTTAATGTAGTGGAAGGCATCCTCGAAACAGGAATAGTTGAAACAACTGGTATGAGGCATAGTAAACATCCAGATGATTATGGTGGTTATGTTGAAGGAACTTTTATGGGAGGACGACGAACTGATCGCATGCCTCGTAGAGGAGATTGTGGTTCCATTGTTTTGTCCTGTGCTAATGGAAGATACTTTGTTTCTGGTATTCATTGTGCTGGAGCAGTTGGCACTGGTCTATTCTCCAGTTCATATCCTCTCCTGCTCACGCAAGTGAGTAAAGAGAACTTACCTAGACCACCAAGGATGTGTACAATTTCTGAGATGGGAGATGATTCTCTACTCAGAAAAGGTTCACGCAGTAGTGGACCATTGGGTGAACCCTTTCGCAAGGGAATACACCACTGGAGTGAAACTCACAGTGAGTGTCTTGGATCTTATCCAGGACGTGTGAGATCCACTTCTAGTGTGCAGCCAACAATGATAAAGGATGACATTGAGGAAGCTTTCAATATGAAGCTGCCTTATGGTCCTCCTCTCATGGTACCCAAACAGAAAGAAGATGGTGAATGGATTAATCCTTTCACCATTTCGGCCGTAGCACAAGGTAATATTACTGGTGCTTTTTCGGAGGTTGATGTCGAGTATGTTGCGGGTGCTTATGTGAATGATTTGTTCGCACGCACAAAGTGGCTAAAGGACACAGGGCCCGTTTCGCTAGATGTTGCTGTTAATGGCATCGAAGGTGATCCATGGGTCAATAGATTACCAATGTCCACGAGTGGAGGTTTTTACTTTCCTGGAAGGAAGGATAAATACTTCGACAAGATCAATGAGAATACATATGTTCCTCACCCTGAGGTGTTAGAAATGGTTACAGCCATCGAAAATGCCTACAAGATGGGGGAGAGAGCAAATGTCATTTTTAATGCTACACTCAAAGACGAGCCAACAAAGCAGAGCAAGATTAATTCTGGTAAAACCAGGGTCTTTACAGCCTGTGATGTGGCTTTTTCTATAGTTGTCCGGAGGCAGTACCTCAAGGTTACGAAAGCATTTATGACGAATAATTTTGTGACCGAGTGTGCAGTCGGTATGAATGCATACTCTGAGGACTGGGAACGCTTGTACAAATATCTTACGAGATTTGGCAACGATCGAATCATTGCTGGAGATTATTCCAACTATGATAAGAACATGCCTGCCATTTTTATTAGATATGCATTCCATGTTTTGGACCAATGCCGTACACGTCTCAGATCAATTTCTCGTGCTGATTACCTTATTGGTCAAGGAATAGCTACTGATATTAGCTACCCTATAACCAACATGAATGGTGATGTCTTCCAATTTACTGGAGGCAATTCGTCTGGGCACCCTCTGACTGTCATTATTAATTCAATTGTGAACAGTCTTTATGTACGTTATGTATATATGAAGAGGGGGTTGAATGTTGCCACTTTTCGTCATAATGTCACTCTCATGACGTTGGGAGATGATAATATTATGGGGAGTCGCCTTGACGATTTCAACCATACTGTGATTCAGCAGGAG